ATTCCAGTTAAGCCTGCAATTATATTACCGATCATTATAGAATTGCACCCACTACGTACCAGGTGTTAGCAGCTGTCTTAATACAGGCTGCAGATTTATATTGTGCCAAAGTTGGTGATGCGGGCAAAGGTCACTTACGCCTATGGGCGCAATCAAGCGGTGATGCCTGATGGATCGCTTTGGAAAGTTAAAGCTTCCACGGGTAAAAAGCATGGCGGCACTTGGGATTTCATTTTTGCGGATGAGATTTGGGCGCTTTCGGAGGCCACCATTTTTGGGGCTTTGAAACCGTCACAAATTGCGGTGCCTGATCCGTTAATGGTTTGTACCTCTACGGCGGGGGATGAGTCGAGCACCGCGTTTATGCAATTGCGCGAGCAAGCTTTGGGAATTATTGAATCGGGGAAGCCTGGCACGGTGACAATGTTGGAGTGGAGTGTGCCCCCGGGTGCGGGGCAGCACCCAAAGTTTTGGGGTATGGCTAATCCCGCTTTGGGTACAACTATCACCATGGAGGGATTGCAAGCCGCCCAGGATCAACCCGATAAAACCGCTTTTGCGCGAGCGCACTTAAATCAATGGGTGAGCGCGGCGGGTGCATGGCTAGGGCCCGGGGATTGGGATGATCTAATGACGGATCAACCGATGCCCGCGGGTGGTGTTTTAGCGGTTGAGGTGTCAGTAGATAATTCCCGCTATGTGGGTTTGCGGGCCGTACTTGATGGAGATTTAACGCATTGCAAGCTTGAATTTGTGACCGATACGGAACAAAAAATGTGGGAAGCCATTGAGCAAGTGATGGCGGATCAATCCGTGACATTGGCGGTTACCCCCGCGCTTGAGGTGCATATGCCTAAACCGTATTCGGGGCGGTACAAAATTTGGGGCTATTCCGAGGTGCTTCTATTCACGGGATTGGTGCGCGGCATGATCCTTGAGGAAAGGGTGCGGCACCGGGGGGAAACCATATTGGGTGAGCACATTAATCGCGCCGTGATGACCAAAACGGTACAAGGGGTGGTGTTGAGCTCACAAAAATCCCCGGGCCCTATCGAGCTAGCGCGGTGTTTGATTTATGCGGTGGCAGCAGCAGCAAAACCGAAAGCAGCGCACAAACCATTCATTGCGGTGGTCAAAAGGTAGTTTAGATTCGGGTTTGCCCCATGTCGGGTGGGGCAAACCCACCTAAATGCTTGCTAAGCGTGGCACAATAAACCTATGGCGATATTTAACCGCAAACAAAAGCCCACCATGGTGACATCATTGCCCGCAGCGGAAAAGGCAGCGGCGGCAGGTGGCGGCTATTACCAGGGGCAAATTGGCTCTTATTACTCTTACTATTCGAGCACGGCCCGCAATCGTGCCATGAGTGTGGCAACCATTTCCCGTGCCCGTGATCTCATTGCGGGCATTGTGGCGGGCACCCCGTTGAGGATGTACGGCGAGATGTGGGATGACACCCAGCGCGAAATGGAAAAGATTTATCTTGCGCCAAGGTCATGGCTACGCCAACCAGATACCACGATTCCCTACTCCACCCTCATGGCCTGGACACTGGATGATCTTTTTTTTAGTGGGCGGGCGTTTTGGTATATCACTACCCGCACCGCCGATGGTTTCCCCGCAAGCTTCACGCGGCTCCCCGCGTCAATGGTCACCACCCCCGATGCTGGCAACGGCCCAATATTTTACGGGCCCGCCAAAGAGGTCGAATTCCAAGGTGAATACATTGATGTGAATAATGTGGTGCAATTCATCGGATCAATACAAGGAATCATTTACCAATCCTCGCAATGTATTGATACGGCGCTCCGCTTAGAGCAAGCCCGCTTCCGCAATGCGCTATCACCGATCCCGAGCGGCATTTTGCGGCAAACCTCAGGGGAGCAATTAAGCCCCGCCGAACTAGCCGAGCTAGTGAGCAGCTTTGCCGCAGCGCGTGAGCATGGTGCCGTAGCGGGCCTTTCGGGTGGCATCGAGTATCAAGAAACCACCGCCACCCCTGACAAAATGATGCTTATGGAAGCCGCCGCATATCAGGCCCTTGAATGTGCACGGCTCACAAATATCCCACCCTATTTGGCGGGCATTTCCACGGGAAGCTACGCCTATACCAATAGCCGCAGCGCCCGCGAGGATTTGTATCTTTTTAGTGCCAAGCAATACATGGATACAATTGCCGCCACCTTGAGCTCCAATCAAGTGCTCCCCCGGGGCACATATGTGGAATTTGATTTGGATGATTGGCTAGGCGAATCCGAAATGGCCGTGGATGAAAGCATGATCAATGACATAGCCCGCGAAAACGGGCAAGATGTAAGCAGACAAAATACGCAGGAGCGCCTAGCATGATCCGATTTTTTGCACATGAAGCCACCGTGGATGCCGCCGCACCCGATGGGGTAGAGCGCCGCACCATCACCGCGGTGGCGGCACCATACGGCAAATTTGCCGCCGTATCCGATGGGCAAGAGGTCGCTTTCGCCCCTGGCTCACTCCCCTCCGATGGGCCCGCCCCCAAAGTTTTCCTATTTCACGATTCAACTAAGCCCGTGGGCATAGTCACAGAGCGCATCGAGATGGGCGATTCCATGGTGGCGCAGCTTAAGATTTCCAAAACCGTTTTAGGTGATGAAACTTTGGCACTAGCCGCCGATGGTGTGTATCAAGTATCCGTAGGCGTAACCCCTACCGCTTTCACCCATGATGCGGAGGGCCGCATGATTATCACCGCCGCCCGATGGGATGAAATCTCATTGGTGCCCCACGCGGCTTTCCGTGAGGATGCCAATATCACCAAAGTGGCAGCATCGGCGGAAATCCCCGAAATTGATCCCGAAACCGTGCATAATGAAATTACCGACTCACAAGAGGAGCAACCAATGGAAGCAGCAACACCCGCAGCCGAGCCCGTAGAGGCAGCAGCACCAACCGCACCAATCTCTTTTGCGCAGCCAAAGCGCCAAGCAACACTCCCCACCCCCGGTGAGTGGCTTGCCGCCGCCGCAGCTGGCGGATCAGTAATTGCCGAAATGAATGCACGGGTACGCGCCGCAGCTCCCGATGTGATCGTTTCCGATCTTGATGGCGTGATGCCGGTGCCGACCATTTCCAGCATTTTCAACTCGTTCCGAGGTTTGCGCCCGATCATTGATGCACTCGGCCCGCGTGGCTTACCGCAAGGTGGCAAGGTATTCATTCGGCCAGTAGTCACAACCAATACCTCAATTGGTGAGCAGGCAAACCAAAACACCGCCGTGACCGCTGGTACCTTTGTGGTGGCGGATGTGCAATTTGATAAGAAAACTTTTGGAGGATATGTCGAGCTTTCGGAGCAATCAATTGATTGGTCATCGCCTGAGGTTTTGGGTGCGCTCATTGATGACATGGCGCGAGTGTACGCAAATCAGACCGATAACTATTGTGCCGACACCGTAGCGGCAGGAGCTACACAGACTCTTAACTTTGACTCCACCAAATACGATGATCCCGCATATTGGGCCGAGTGGGTGTACTACGCAGCCGCGACAATCCTCACAAACTCCAATGGCAACCTCCCATCGGCCATCATGGTTGATCCAAATATGTGGCAGAGATTGGGCCGCTTGAGCGACACCGCAGACCGCCCACTATTCCCACAAGTAGGCCCAATGAACGCTTTCGGGCAGATGCAACCAGGCAGCACCGAAAGCGTGGCTTTTGGTATGCGCGTAGTGGTTGATCGCAATCTCCCCGTGAACACCCTTATCGTGGCCGATCCACGATTTGCGGAATACTACGAGCAGATCAAGGGCAGCGTGAGCCTTGACAACCCGAGCACACTTTCCCGCACCATTGCTTTCCGCGGTTACGCATCGGCAAAAGTAATCGAAGCCGAGCTTGCGGTTAAGGCCGCAATCGTTTGATCCAATAAGGAGGCGGAAGCATGGCTACCGCATCGGTGATCATTCACCAAAGAAATGATGACTACGCGGTAATCCAGCTTCTAACCTCATTAGAAATAGCGGTGGGGCAAAGCTTCACGCTTACAGGATTAGGGCACGGGCTAAACGGCACCCACACCGTTTATGCCCTACCCCAATACCTTTTCACGGGCACCGATGTTGAGGGCGATTTGGCGTATGACTACACCCAATTGATCCCCAATCAAATCCTTTTCTATGATCCAGGTGATGAACTAGACCGCTCCGCAGCAATCCCCAATGGCACCATCACATTTTCCCCGGTATGCACTTGGATTGATGATGAGATGATCCAAGATTGGATTGGCATCCCCACCGTTTCCGTTGATGATGCCGCATTCCTGACCCAATGCGCTAACGCGGCGAATGCCGTAGCATTTCGCAAGCGTCAAGAATCGGGCTATACCGATAGTTTGAGCACCGTACCCGGGGGAGATGTGCTTCTAGGCACGATTCAACTAGGTGCCGCCTATTTCCGTATTCGTGGCGCGGTAGATATGTTGGCGCAATTCTCCGATATGACCACCCCCGTGCCCACCACGGGTATGACCCCCGCAATCATGCAGCTTTTAGGGGTGCCCCGCCCCGCGGTGGCATAAATGGCGTACACCGATCTTTTTAATGTTGGCCTAGATAACCTTGCCACCAAATTGGGCACCGCCACATCGTTACGGGTAGTGACCGATCCGCGCAATATTGCCCCGCCATGCCTTTTCATTGATGCACCCGATATCGAGGCGCATAACTGGAATATTGCAAAAATGACTTTCCCAATACGGGTGATTTCTAACGGGCCCGCCAACCTTGACGCGATGCGGAATCTTTTGCAAATGGTTGCATCGGTGCTCAATGGCAAAGTGGGTTTGACCGCCGCCCGCCCCTCCGGGGTGACAATCGGCGGGGTGGACTATGCCGCCTATGATTTAACCATTGCTATCGAGGTGCAAACCCAATGAAATTTCGCATACTTTCAAGCCGCATAGGGCAAGTAGGGGAAACCATCACCCTTGATGAGCTCATGGCTAAAGGAGCAGATTTGGCAAGCCTGATCGGTGGCGGGTTTATTGATCCGATCAATTCCGACAAAAAGCCCGCCCAATCTGCCACAATAAAAAAGAAGCAATCCAAGGAGTAACCCATGGCAACCAGCACAATTCTTTCCAATCCAGTAGTGACGGTGGGCGCGGTTGATCTTTCCGATCAATGCCGCAGCGCCACCTTTAATCAGACCTACGCCCAATTGCAAGCCACCGCTTTTGGGGATGTTGATGAGAAATATGTCAAGGGCCTTGGCAATCATTCCGTGGAGCTTGAGTTGTATATGAGCTACGCCGCATCGGAAACCTATGCCACTCTCAAGGATTTGGTGGGCACCACCACCAATGTGATTGTGAAGCCCGCGGTGGGCGCAGACTCCGCCACCAATCCAGGCTTTACCCTTACGGGGACATTCCTAGCCGAATTGCCGCATATGTTCACCTTGGGTGAGCTTTCGGTTATCACCGTCACTTTTAATGGTGGGGTATATTCCGCCGATGTAACCCCATAATTGCGGATCGCACCCGATCCCGACTAGGAGAGCAAAATGCAATTATCAATCAAAATAGATTTGGGCGATGGCCCATTCGAATGCAAACCCTCGCTTTTTGCGGTGGTGGAATGGGAACGCAAATTCAAAGCCAAGGTAGGCAATTCACCTTTTGGGCTAGAGGATTTGATGTATCTAGCTTTCACCCAATTGAAAGCGGAAAAAGAAATCACATTGCCCCCGTCTTTTGATGATTTTTGCCGCAAGGTGGTGAGCATTGAAGCCGATGGCGGAGATGATGACCCGCGCCCTACCGAGGCGGCTACCGATACGCTCTAGCGCTCACGCTTATTGAGGTGGGATGGTGGCCCCCGCACATTGAATTCGATACCCGAGATTTGCTTACCGTGAGGCACATAATGGAGGAGCAACGGAAAGCGAGGCGGTAATGAGTCTTAAAACCGATATTGAGGTCACGGGACTACAAGACGCGCTACGCACCATCGGCAAAACCGATAAAGAATTGCGCCGCCAACTCACCAAAGATTTCACAAAAGCCGCCGCCCCAATGCTTGAGGAGGCGGTTAGCCGTTTCCCTACCTCCGCGCCGCTTTCGGGCATGGTGCGAAAATGGCGAGGGCAACCACTTTGGAATCAAAAAGAAGCGGGCAAGCGCGGTATTCGCATCAAATTGGATTCACGCCGCCCCCGGTACAAACTCCGCCCAGGTCAAGAAACTGTAGGGGCGTTACGGTTACAAACCAAAGCGAGGCTTGCCGCGGTTTATGACATTGCAGGCAAAGCAAACAACCCAAGCAATGAGGCGGGTGCCGCGTTTATTCGAGGGCTTAACCGCAAAGGTGGCGCAGCTAGTCGCATGATGTGGCCCGCGGCCCAAAGTACGCTTGATGATGTTCAAGACAATTTGCGCCCCGTGATCCGCAAGGTGATGGAAGCGCAAAGCAAAGCTTTGAGGTAACCCATGGCAATCAATATTCCGCTCATTAGCACCTTTGACAATAAAGGTATTAAGGGCGCTATCAAGGAATTCAAAAGCCTTGAGGGCGCTGGAGCAAAAGCGCAATATGTTCTAGGCAAAGCCACCAAAGTGGCGGCGGGTGCTTTGGTGGGATTGGCGGGTGCCGCAGGATTGGCAGCCAAGGCAGCCATGGAGGATCAACAAAGCCAAGCCAAGCTTGCCGATACTTTGACCAAAAGCACCAAAGCCACGGATGAGCAAATTGCGGCTACTGAGGAATTCATTGGCAAGCTTTCGATGAGCGCAGCGGTGGCGGATGATGAGCTCCGCCCCGCTATGGCAAACCTTGTGAGGGCTACGGGATCGGCTACCGCAGCGCAACAGGCGCTAGGTATTGCCACCGATGTTGCCGCGGCCACCGGGATGAGCGTGGAAAGTGTAAGCAAAGCACTTTCCAAGGCTTACGCGGGAAACACCACCGCACTTAAGAAACTCAATCCGCAGCTAGGCAATTTGATTGATAAGGGTGCATCGGCTAGCGATATCAACAAGGTGCTCACTAAGCAATTTGGTGGATCGGCAGCCAAAGCGGTGGACACCGCCGCGGGCCGTATGAAGCAATTGCAAATCGCGGTAGGTGAAGCGCAAGAGTCTCTTGGATCGGCTCTTTTACCCGTGGTGGAGACAATTGCACCAAAATTGGCGGGATTGGCTAAATGGGCCCAGGAAAACCCACAAATTTTTAAAACGGTAGCCATTGCCATTGCGGGGGTTGCCGCCGCGATTTTCGCTATGACCACGGCATTCAAGATTTATAACGCCGTGCAAGCCGTAACCACGGCAATAAATACGGCGCTAGCAACATCGTTTAGCGTTTTGTGGGTTGCCACGGGTATTGGTGTAATTATTGCGGTTATTGCCGCGCTTGCCGTTTTGCAAGCCAAATTTGATATTTTTGGCAAAGCCATTGATGGCATTAAAGCGGCTTTTGGTTTTGTTAAAGATGCGGGGAAAGTGGCTTTTGAAGCCATCGCCACATACATTGAGGTGCTTTTGGATGTTTGGAAAACAGTTTTCAACGGCATTGCAAGCATATGGAATAACACCATAGGGAAATTGAGTTTCCGCATTCCGGGATGGGTGCCCGGGATTGGTGGCAAGGGTTTTGATGTGCCCGATATCCCCAAGCTCGCAGATGGTGGCATAGTCAATTCACCCACCTTGGCGCTCATTGGTGAGCGCGGCCCCGAGGCGGTGGTGCCGCTTGATCGAGGCGGCGGTTTGGGTACATCGGTAACCATCAATGTGAACGGTGGCGATCCGCAAGCGGTAGTTGATGCTTTGCGCCGCTATATGAGGAGCAACGGCGCTATACCAATCCGCACTACCGGGGTGGCGTAATGGCTTTGTCATACACGGTGCGCTACGGGGCATCGGCCACCGTTTTATCCAACATTCAAAGCATCAATTTTTCCACGGGTAGGCGATGGATAGCAGACCCCTATAGCGCGGGCACGGCAACGATTATTTGCCGCGATATTGCGAATTGGCCCGCAACGCCGCCCCGGATCGGCAACCGTATCTATTTTTCCAACACGGCAAGCGGGGTAACCGTTTGGGGTGGGCGCATCCGCGATGTAGCCATTGAATACGGAATCGTGCCCGCGGAGGATGAGGCAATCATTTCCGTTGAGGGCGTTTTGGCTCAACTTGCCCGCAAGCAATTAAATGCGGAGGTGTTTACCCAAAAAAGATCGGGTAACTATATTGCCGACATTTTGACAGCATCCGGGGTAACGATTGGCTATTACACGGCAGGGAGCTCTTTTATTTCGGCGCAAACTTACACCGGCTCCGCGCTTGACTTGGTTAATGAGGTCACGCTTACCGAGGTGGGCCGTTTAGCCGAAGTTTATGATGATGTAACTAATGAGCCGGTGCTTAATGTGCTTGCCCGCAACGATTACGAAGATGAGGGCTATGTGCTTTCGGATGTTTCATCGGATTACGCATCCGGCGGGTTGCCGTATCGAGAAATTGAATTTAAATCCGCGGCGGAGTCTTATTATACGCAAGTAACGATCCAACCATCCGGCTTGGCTTCACAAACTGAAACCGTTGGCACGGCCCCCTATTACGGTTTAACGCAAGAGTCACTTGATTACACGGTTACGCAAGCCGATAGCCATGCAAGTTATTTGGTTAAACAATTTGCGAGCACCGTGGCTTACCCCACCTCAATATCGGTGAGCTATGAAGCTTTAACCAATAACACGCAACGCGCCAAATTCCGTGAGATGATCACCAATGACGCAACCAACGCCACGATCAATAGCCTTATTTCAATCAAATTCAGAGGCACTACCTATTATGCGGTAGTAGAGGGGTTGCGGGTTTCCATGACTCCATCCACCACCGTGGCAACATGGCAGCTATCTAGCAAAGATCAAAACTCATACCTCCGATGGGGCACGGGTAACATCTTTAATCGATGGGATTACAACAAATGGGGTTTTTAAATGGCTACACCAACTAACTTGCCCGCCACCGTAACGGTTGGCTCCGATGCAACATCCACTTGGGCTAATGATATCCGGGGCGCTTTTCGCGTTTTGCAAGCAATTAGCGTCACCGCTTCTACCGCCTGGAGCAATAGCACTAACACCTTTACGGACATCACCGGGATAACCGTGGATATCACCCCACAATCCACTAGCTCCAAGATTTTTGTGGTGGTAAGCCTTGCGGGTGCCTACAAATCCACAGGCAATACCACTCTTGATGTGGAAATCCGCCGAGCCAGCACCACGATCCTTACGGCGGGTAGCAATTTCAACACCGCTACCACCGCCACCAATGCGGGCACCGTAGTGCTCACCTATTTGGATAGCCCCGCCACTACTGCGGCCCGTACCTACAAGGTGCGCGGCAGGTCAAGCGCCAACATCGCTACGGTGGGATGCTCATTAGGTGGGGACAGCACAATCACCGTTTTTGAGATTTCGGCATGAAAATTGGCAACCCTAGTAAAGCTTTTATTCTGCTTATCGGTTTGCTTAGTGTGGTGGTGCTAATTGCCATTGGCAAAATAAGCCCCGATCAAGGCTTGCCAATTGTTTCCGCCGTTATTTTCTACGGGATCGGCAACGGTGTAGCCGCCCGATCCGGCAAACCGTCAAGCCCAATTATTGAGCCCAAAGATGGCCCCAATGAGTGAATACCCGGAGGGTGATGTTTCGGTGCCTATTGTGCTCCGCTTGCAAGGCAATGGGCGTATTAAAACTGATCAACTAGCCCCAGTGCGCGGTGGCGGTGTTCTTTATAAGAATGCGGCGGTTGCGTTCAATTTTATGTGGAGCGCCGCCGAAAAGGAGGGCATTGATCTCAACAATTGGGGCACCTACCGCACTTATGATCGGCAACTCCAACTCTTTTTGCAAAGGTATAGCCGCACCCCCACGGGCCGTAATCCTGAGGTGCGCGTCAAATGGGCGGGCGAATGGTGGCACCTCAAGCCCGAATACCCGCCAACGGCGGCAATCGGCACCTCCGATCACGGGTGGGCCATGGCAATAGATTGCAACTATTACGGGGATCGGCTTGAGTGGCTTAAACGGAATGCCCCGCTTTATGGCTACAAGTGGGATGTGGGCGACACCTCTAGCAAATATTGGGAGCCTTGGCACCTAATCTATTGCTACGGATCGGGGTACACCCTTTGGGTGTCAAATCTCATTAGGGACATTTTCGGCAAGTAAGGTGGGTGCACCCCACTCAAGGAGGGTGCTATGTATTCCATGACCATTGGAGCTATTTGAGGCGGTGGGTGGCGGCAGCTATAGCCGCCCTAACCATCGGCTTGATGCAATTACCCGCAGAGGCTAAAAGCCCCGCAGAAGCCCCCAAAATGCCCGCTAAGCGCCTTGATAGGCGTGAGGCTATTGTGATGCCCCCAATACCTTGGGAGGCGTTATATCGGGCGGCGCTTCTAGCCGAATTTGATGGGGTGCGGATACCCACTTGGCGCTACATCGAGCAGGTGGCCCAATGTGAAACGGGGCAAGACACCGCCCACATCGGCAACACCGCAGCGGGGCACACCTACCGGGGTGCTTTCGGTTTCTACACCCAAGTAGGTGGCAGGGGTGGCACTTGGGATCAATGGGGTGGGTGGGAATTTGCGCCCTACGCGAATGAGGCAACCTATTGGGAGCAGGTGGTGATCTTTTTGCGGGTGCACATTACGGGCTTTTATGACTACCGCGCCGACAAATTGAAAAGGTGGGAAGCGGCGGGGCTTTCGGTGAATAATTGCTCACGGTTTGCGGCCCCTTTGGATTGGCAAATCGGGTAATCCTTGACACACCCGCAAGGTTTTCTTAATGTGACCGATACCCGACAAAAAAGGAGCCCGGCATGACTGAGGCAATCATCAACCAATTGCATAGCGAAATCCAACGCTTGCAAAGTGACCTCAAGGTAGCTCATCAATTGATTGAGATACTTGAGAACGGAAACGCAAAGTACGAGAGACTTTTGCAAGCCACCATCAAGCAGCTTGAAGCCATGGGTGCGGGTGAATGATGGAGCAGGGCACAATTCTTGACGCTTTGCAAAGCTTTGAGCGCACTGAGCAAGCCATCAAGCAGGTGGCAGCGAACACCCCAGCCGATTGGCGCGATAGGGCTTTAATGGCGGTGGAATATTTGAGCCGCGCCCGCCAAGATTTCACCGCCGATGATGTGTGGCAATTTCTTTATGATGCCCGCGTGGAGATGCCCGCCGAGCCATCGGCTTTGGGCCCGATTATGCGCGAAGCGGTGAAACGCGGTTGGATTACTTTCACGGGCCAGGTGCGCAAGAGTGAGCGCCCCGTGAGCCATCAAAAAATGCTCCGCGTATGGAGTCGAGCATGAGTTTTGATCTAGGGAATTACACCACCGTAAATGATCGGCTTCTAGAGCTCTTTAAAAAGCATCCCGAGGCACGGATTCAAAACTCGCGCCCTGAGATAGTGCAATTTGATGGGCGTGAATGGTGGCTCATCACGAGCACAATTTGGCGCTCCCCTGATGACCCGCTACCCGTCACCGCATCGGCAGCCGAGCCAAAAGGCACCACCCCTTACACCCGGGATTCCGAAATGATGAATGCGGAAACCTCAAGTATCGGGCGGGCAATCCTTTTGGTGGGTGGCATCGGCATCAAGGCAGGTGGCTCTTTAGCCTCCGCTAATGAGGTGCAAAACCGTAGCGGTGACACCCCGCGCCCAATGTCAAGCAGCGGCCCCAAAAAGTTTCCTAACAAATTCCCTAAGCCGTGCTCACGGTGCGGAATCAAAGTGCTTGAGGGTGCGGGAGTGTCATGGAAAGAGGGGGATACCTATCTCACCGCCCATAAAGATGGGGAGTGCGATATGGAAGAGCCATTTTGAGATATAACCGCAAGTGGACTAGGAGCGAGCGCCGCGGCTATGCCACACCCGCCCAAGAACGATATTTAGAGCAGCAGCGCGAACACTTAAAAAGGCAAAATGAAACGGAAACGGATGGCAAAAAGGAGCTTGATAATGGGTGAGGTCATTTTCTACGGGCTAGGTGTTTATTGCGGCATTGTGCTCATTTTGGAATTTATAAAACACCTTAAAAGCGATAATTGGCGTTAATGCTTGAAAAGGATTTGCAAACCCAAATCATTGCCATCGCTCACCTTTACGGGTGGAAAGTGCACCACACTCGCACTATCCAAATAGCGGGCGGCGGATGGGTTAGCCCCGGGCAGGATCGAGGCTTCCCCGATCTAGTCATGGCCAAGGATGGGCGCATAGTGTTTGCCGAATTGAAAACGGCCCGCGGCAAATTGTCACCCTTTCAAAAGGATTGGCTCAATGCGCTCCATGGTGAAGCTTGCGAGGTGTATGTTTGGCGACCTACCGATCTCGCAGATGTGCATCATGTTCTTGGGCCCACCTTGAGCAATGTGCGCCGCATCAAATAACAATTTAAAACCGCACACAGACCTAGCCAGGGTTGCGCCTGGTGTGGATGACACTCGGAAACGAGCTAGACCTCCCATGTTCTTAAAGCTCTTAGCCGAGTGTCCGAGCATGAAAATGGGAGGAGCAGAGTACGAACTACTAAAACGCGAAAGGTGCACGGCAT